AGGCTGCGGAATTGTAGCTTTATAAGCCATTTTACTCTCCCATTAAAAGTTATTACCACCCCAATTAAACCCTGTTCCAATACCCGTTTGTTCCGTATAAATAGTTGCAACACGCTCATTGCTTTGTTGAATAAGTGATCGCCTCAAGATAAGCGTTTCTTGCTTCTTAAACTCAGGCATGATCAGCTGAACGGTGTCTGGGTCCATACGGTCCTCAAGTACCTTTTTAGCTGCACCATAAGCAATGTACTGCCACCATTCAGAAAGCTCTGGCATATCACCTATATTCAGCAACTCACTTGGTCTCTTATAGACCTCAATGTTTATTGGATATGCTTGATCAGGAACAGGTCTGACAATAAATGAGTCCTGATAGAAGCAAACACCTTGTGGTCGAGATGGTTGATAAGGAACCGTCATACTCAAAATAGCAGCGCCAGCAGCTGGTGCTGTAGGAAAATTTAAGACATACGCACCAGTAATATAATTAATAGTACTTGCAGGTACTGTCGCAGTACTATCTGGAACAACTAAATTGCCAACGCCATCATCTTTAAGAACAAGTCCGTCATTGCTTGAATCTATTGAACTAAAGGTTACTTTACCCACTAAGATAGGAAACCCAGTGAGTACTCCCGTAAAGTTAGTGGTAATACCATCTCCCGTAGTACCAATAGAAGCAATGCTATTAATCTGTGGGTATATATTATAAAACTGCTCACGTGATTGTGTATAATATGCAGGATAACCAGCAATATAAACCGGATTGTGTGTTGTTATATACCTGTTCTTAAAGTTATATAACGGATCATCTGGGCTTGTTGTGTTATTAGAATAGATATCAATATAAGGCTGAGTATAGAACGTCAGCGTTGTACGTAAATATGACATACGCAGATGTTCTGGGAAGTCATAGAGTACAAACGTGTTAACGTAATCATCTATCGAAGAATCTGAAATTTGAGCCGCTGATGGGCTTCTGGTTAGCCTACGTACCTTGACTCTGATTTGTTCAAGTGTAGACAATGTATTATCTGGCATACTCTCCTATCTCCTTTTTGTTTAAGATTCGGCTAGATCGTAATCTTGTGGATCAAAATCATCACATTTCTTGAGCTCGTTAAACAAGTATCTGTTCGCTGCTAATAAATGCACATTTATGACAGCTATTTCTTTCTCTTCTCGCTTGGGTTTCTTTCCACAAGAACCCATAAAAACTATACAAAGTAACAGAAACATTTTGTATGTTTCCATTAAACTCCCTTTATAGTATTGTGTTTTCCACCGTTATAATTTGCTTATTATTTATATTTAAATCATCTATCTCAGTAAACTCTAAGCTCTGAAAGCCAAATCGTCTGACTTTTTGTCCGATCTTCATAGCTTGCTTACCTGTTTCATCAAGTGCGTATGAATGTACTGGATACCAACCATTTTTATTCAAATGCTTAGCAACACCCAGTGGGATGGTATACGTTTGACCATCAACAAAATCAAAGCGCTCTACGGGATCTTGTTTATAGGCCTTAAAAACAAAGTTCATTGAGCCACCTGGAACTTCAAAGAATCTAAAAATACCACGGACCATTTCACGGTCCTTATCTCTTTGGTATTTGAGGTTTGGTTTTTCTTTCTCTACAGGTTTAACTGGTTCTGACTTATTTATCGACATTTGATCTCCCTTTGCCATAAAGAACTCCTATCTTAAAAGGGCAGGGAGAAAAATCCCTGCCCACGAAACGTAAGTACTATTGGTTAAAAGCTTTACCAGCTCTCCAATAAATAACATCGTTGTTCTGACCACCGGCTGAAGAAACAGCACCAGCTCCAAGATACATGCCAATGACACCATTGTTAACAGTAGCATCGTCAAGTAAGTTAACGTAAGCAGCGTTAACTGCTTCACCAACTGGTGTTAATGTTGCATACAATGTTGGCGCTTGTGCCGCTGTTGGGAATGCAAATGCAGTAAACGCAGTTGTGTCTAAGTCACAAGTAAAGGTTGTCGTTGTTGGAACAGTCAAAACTGTTACAAGAGCGCCATTAGCTTGTGTCATACCGTTAATTAATGGAACTGAAAGTCTGACTGTTTGTCCGACAGTTAATCCATGGTAGTTAAGTGTTGAAACAGTAGGGTTAACAGCAGAGGTGATATTACAAATGATGTGTCTTCGTGGTGAGAATACCGGAGCTGTTCCGCCTGTAGCAACTAATCTCCATGTACCTGCTCCACCAACTACTCCTGAGGCTGTTGCCAAAGTAGATAAGAAGGTAAAGCTGGTATTGTTGATTACTGATACTGCAATATCAAGTCCACTCAAATGTGGCCATGCAGTGTGGAATATTCTGATAGTAGGCAACATAGCGGTAGCTAAAGATGCAGTATTAGCGGTAGCAACTACTGGAGTAGCTGTGTCTGGAATAGCTGTTGTAGCTATAGCAGCGCCCAGCCCTACAGTTGTTGTATCAATAGGAGTAAATCCCAAAGGTGCAGCTATTGCAGCTATTGTTCCGTCTGTTGCGGTATAAAGACCTGTACCTGCTGTCATACCACGTTGCCATTTATGCATTGATAAACCGGTAAGGTTGTTTATTTCCATCCAGTCTACATCTGAACGTAAATTCAGAATTCGTGGAAGGCCAGCAGAAGTAAAAGTACCCTGTTGAATGATTGTGTTATCAGCCATTTTAATACTCCTATTAAGCTAATGTTGTACGCATGTTAATGACCCACAAATCATTCGTAATACGAGGAACTTCAGCGAACTTGTAACCAACTGAAGCGTTAAGAGCAAGAGGTCCATCGTATATTGGTGGTCTATAGATAAACTGTGCACTATAGCCATCTTGTTCTACGCATGCATACGCTTCCATACCAACACAGAAGATATTATATACATCTGCGCCAAGTGCTGAAGACGTTGGATTCACACTGCCAATCGACGAAACCAAGAATCTTAGGTTGCCAATTGCGCCCCATTCTGAACGCAAAGCATTCATTGGTGCAGGGTAGTTATTCTTGTGAATAAACCCGTTAACGTTATCCAAGTTTCCCGTAAGCATTGTTGAACCAAGAGCAAAGTAAGCATCACGTACAGGAGCTGTTCCAAATTTGTCTTCACCCTCAATGTTATCCATGATGGTATACGCATTGTTATTCAAAAGGGTTCGTACAACTGTATCAACATCAGCACGTGTTATTTCTGTAGGAACATCGCCGTTCACACCACCAGTACAATTTATAAATGAGGCTGTGGACGCCAACATGTCTCTTGTGAGCTGGTCTTCAGTCTGTCTGAGCGAAACACCAAGTCTTCTTGCGCATTCGTTCAAGACCAATCTGTTACTTTTGTGACCTCTTTCGAGGCGGGCGCTTTCTCTACTTACGCCTCACTGCATTTCTGCAATGTTCAGAGCACCGCATCTTCTGAATTATCAGAAGTCTTCTCGCTTGCTACGTTCAGGCTGCACGCTTGCGCTGCTTGCCCCTTGTTATCTCCAGCGTTACCTGGTAAGAACTCCAAGTCGATCAGAGAAGATTTAGAGACCCCATACTTATTTACATAAACTAATTTCTTATAACAATCTTCACGAAAGGCTAATTCTTCAGAACTTATTCCCACTTTACAATATTTTGTGTTTTTAGAATTTAAACAAAAGCCTAATAAGATCTTTGCGTTCTCTTTTTTAGCCTTTAGATATGGAATAACGTTCTCTAAGAATTGAGCACATTCATGTTTAGTATAAATACCAAATTGATAATGAAACCCACTACTACAAGTTTTGTTCTTTGGAATATACAGCTTACCCAAAGGACAATTCTCACGTAGATAATTAATTGCTCGAGTATCAGTCATAGAAATGCTAATTACAGGAAGATATCGCGCATTGACTACATGTGTACCTTTATTCTGTGTTTGCTTTTTTACAGAAAAAGAGCCATCTGTATCCATTAAGCCTGCTATATACGACCAAAATATAGGATCATCAGTATTTGATTTAGCAAGTTTAGAAGAAATCGTATTATTAAAAGAATTCCAATCATTAAAATTAATCATCTTCAAATAATAACGTTCTCTTTCTGCCAACTTCTCCAAACTCAAAATCTTACCACGCTCAAAAACAAAGTTTTCTGTAAATTCTAGTAAAAATTGAGCCCTAGTTTTTTTAATTTTAAGAAAAGGGATAATTTTTTCTAAAACTGGTTTTACATTACTAGAACTTCGTAATCTCCAGCGATAAATCTGATTTCCAAGTGTTCCATCTTTGCATACGTGTCTCTTAGAAGCAAAAATGTTTCCACCAAAATTCTTATGAGCAAAATCTATTACTTCTTTACTGCGATTAACAAATTGCAGAAAAGGGTAAAATAACGGATTAGACTTAGACTTCAGTTTTATAATACTGAAGCTTCCATCGCCGTCCATGATTCCTGCCGCATAAGCCATATCAATATCTTCTCGGTTCATAATATTCCCCTTAAAATAATTATTAAACTATTCTAAGAGTACATGGGTTATATCAAAAGATCAAGTTAAAGTATTTACGCCAAAGCAACGATCTGTTCTTTAGGGTCTTGTGACTGCAATGTTACTTGTTCATTCAATTGTACGTAAGTTCCGTAGAATGAAACTCTCGCATCTATGTCAACAGCTGTAAGGGTCTGTGCTGGAGGTGTTACGCCTGTAACTCCAAGCGGTACCATAGCTGTTGCAAGAGGATTGTAACGTCGCATACGAAGAGTTGTACCACCATTGCGTGGCATGTTCTTCTTCATAGCAGGAATTTTGTGAATCATGTTGGGAACTGGTACAGACAAAAGCTTAAACGAAAAGCTTTGTTGCACTGGAGATGGGAGTATCGTGGTTGTGGTTATTGCCATGAGATTCCTTAAACATAGAGGTTATTTTAGGACACCAATACTGTTTAAGCCGGACGAAGCTTAGATTACGTCCATAAGCTGGCGAGGCTCTATACGCCGAAAAGAATACAGTGAACGACGCTGCTATACGTTCGATAAAGAGTATACGACTGACATAAACGTATGTCTCTTAAAAAAAAAGTGGTACAGGATTAACCCGTACCACAAAGGGGAAGGAAGAAAAGTGTATTAGAGTTTTTGAGCAAAATCTTTTGGAGCTTCAGTTTTACTTTCTGTTGCTACTGGTTGTTCAACACGCACAATAACTTTTGTAGCTTTATGAGAAAATATATAAGCCGTTAAAACTACGGTGATTATGATGGTTGCTATAGTTGATGCTACAAATATCTTTGTATCTTTTTCCATGTTACTCCTAGCCGTTTTTAATTGAGTCTTCCATTTCTTTCCAGAGTTGCTTCTTAAGATCATCAGTAAGGCCGTTAGCAAATGCATTGGCTCGTGATAATGGGCTTTCCGCCTGTTGAGGGGAAACGCTTGCAAGAGGACGAGGCTTTGCGGCATTACGTTGAGCAAGTTCACGGTCCTGAGCAAAAGTATCTTCTATGTGAATACCAAACTTCTTTATCATTGTATATGCAGACTTCGCTTTTGAATAATAATCGGTAGAGCTATTGAGCATTTGTGCAACTTCAGGATATTGCTCTGACAACGATTTGAGATTATCTGACGTTACAACTTTATCGATGTCTGGATGTTCTGATTTAAGACGCGTTTCAACAAGAAGAGATTGCATTTGAGCTTGCGCTTTAACAAGCTCCTCTTGTTGTTTACGCATCTGTTTTTGGATTTTCGTAAGATGGCGACCTTCTGCAAGATCCGTTTCACCAAGATTAAGAGAATAGTCTTCTTCTACTGGTTTTGGATTATTTCGAGCTTCTATATCAGCCAGTCTTCTATTGAGCTCATCACGTTCACGGTCTATGCGCTCAGTTTTCTCGCGTAATGCGCGAATGTTGTTTTCAAGAGTAGGAGCAGCAGGTGCAGGTTTCGGTTGCGCCTGCTGCGGTGTGGACTCAGTTTCATTTTCCGGAGTGTCGACCTCTTCCTGAACCTGAGACACAACTTCTTGTTGAGCTACTTGCTCTAAATTTTGATCATTTTCAAACATCGTTCTCCCTTCTAGTTTGTTATTAACGCTGACGATTCTTCTTCTTCCCCATTTAATTTCTTAGCTAATCTTCGTAGAGTACCATCATCAAATTTGAGCACAAAGTCAAGCAGCCCATACTCAGATGGAGCTACTTGTAATTTGTTATTCTTAAGCATAAAGCATGTATCACGTGCTGGGATCGTCCAGATGAATTCTATTTTATCAGTAGCATAAACATATCTGTAAACAGTTTGATCATAATCCGGAGTAGGACAAGAAAGACGCGGGAAATAATAGTGTCGTAAGACGTTTTGCATCAAGGGTTCTTTTTTGGTAATTACTACAACAAAGAAATCAGTATTAATAAAATCTTTCTTACCACGCTCTATGCATTCTAAAACGTTCTTCTCATAGTCTTTATGTAATTCTCGCTCTATTTCTATCGGATCACGTGTCTCTAACGTTTTTGAAGCAAGATCAGTTGCTATCTTTCCTACGGTCTCTCTTGTCATTATTATTTTCTCTTTCCTTTAATCTGTTTAGTCAGTCGTCATTAAGAACAATCGGGACACTGCTAAATACATATTTAATCTTAGAATGTTTTTTTTCTAATTCTTCTTCCCATAAATACTTCTCTCTTATTGGTGGCGCTTTCCAGATACCAGTTTTTCTAGCAACCTCTTTATTTAGTTTTCGCTCTTCAGTAAGTCTCCATATTTTCTTTTTCATTGGAACTGTCATTATTATTTTCTCTTTCCTTTAATCTGTTTAGCCAGTCGTCATTAAGAACAATCGGGACACTGCTAAATACATATTTAATCTTAGAATGTTTTTTTTCTAATTCTTCTTCCCATAAATACTTCTCTCTTATTGGTGGCGCTTTCCAGATACCAGTTTTTCTAGCAACCTCTTTATTTAGTTTTCGCTCTTCAGTAAGTCTCCATATTTTCTTTTTCATTGGAACTGTCATTATTATTTTCTCTTTTTTTTCTTGGGTCTTACCGACTCACCGAGCCTTACGAGCTTCGCTCAAGGCAATTGCTATACTTTGCTTTTTACTTGTTACCACGGGGCCATTTTTGCCCCCTGAGTGAAGTTTTCCTTCCTTGAACTCATGAAGCACGGTTTCAACTTTGCTTTTCTTCTTTTTCTTTGGCATTTCTTTCCTTTCTTAATCGAGCATTCTCTTTCGCTCTACAGGTACGGCACCATTTACCAACTGATTCTTGTTGTACGGTCCGTTCTTGATTGCATTGTGGGCATTTTATAGTGATTAATTTTTTATAAAGATACATGGCGTCTTTCACGGTAAACACGTGCCTATGCTCTCAATTAAACATAGGCACGTACGCGTTTGGGCTTAAACGCGGCGAGTCTCTTCAAAACTTAAGACAGCTTCTTTCTTTTTCTTTTTGCGCTTCTTAGGTGAATTAATAGGCGCTCCAAGAATAGCGTTGGCTATCTTTTGTGCTTTGTCTTTTTTTCTCATCGAAATAGGCATATTAGACCTTTTTAGGAGACATACCTGAATGCTTCTTTGAATTATCTGCGCCTACTTGCCCATCAATGCCTGTAATACCATCATTCAAAGATTCTGGCATACCTACTTGAGTCTTAGACCATTCTTTCATCACAACTTGCTGAGGCATATTTGCAAATGAGCCTTGGCCTGATGGCATCATTCCGCCGTCGCTGGCTTCCTGTGCTTCTCTGCCTGATTTGCCTTCATAAGAACCATGATAACGCTTTGCCATATTTGTTCCTTCGGTAGTAACTGCGGATAAAACCGCAAGGTTGAGGACCTCTAACTACCTTAACAGTACTTCTGCAAGGTAGAACTAAAAACTATTACTTTCGTTTTTTCTTCTTACATTTCTCAGCTGAACGAAAAGCTTCATCCAGTTCAGCAATGTGTTTCTTCTCGTGTCTTTTGTTTTCTTTTTCATATGCCTGATCGTGACGTTTTTCTTCTTTGTTGTACTTTTTTTTAATTTCTTTTTTCTTCATGGCTCTTCTCCTTTCTCCAGTGGCACTATGTAATATCCGTCTACCATTTTAAGGTCAGCAACTTTACGCATCGTTGCAGTATAATCATAATCATATTCAAGATGCAAAGGCGCTAACGTTCTATTTTTTTTTTGATCACAAGCCTGTAAGACTAAAATTAGGGCGCTGAGCAGTATAAAGACAACCCATTTATTCATTCGGCACTTTCATTTGGAAATGGTTCCCATCTTTACGCTGGAATCTTCCACCCCATTGATTCCAGTCATGCAACTGCTCCCAATAAATACCAAAGAGCTCATAATCTTCAGAACTTGTACAGTATCTTCCAGAAGGAGTAAACAAATTTAGATCGACAGCAAGACGTTTACAATGCTGGCTATCTCTTATACCAATACCCTTCTTCTCGTTCAATGCTGCTTGTTCTGGTGAGCGATACGTGTCTCCAAGGGTACAGGTATAGCCAGACTCAAAGATATGCATAATGAGTCTGGCTACGTTAAGTGTAAATACTTGTTGATGAGCTGAAAGCATCTTCATCCAAAGATTTCATGCCATTTTGCTTTAGCCCAATCAAACAGAGCTAACAGATGATTGTATGCTGATTTTATCCAGTCCCGTGCAATCTCAAACAAAGGCTTTAACAAATTAAGCAATACTTTGAGTATTTCATAATATTGTTCAATCTCTGCTTTATGCTCATTGTACATATTCAGCCCCTTGAGCAGAATATCAGCACCTTTGACGTTGTGAGCAGCAAGCTCACTCAGTACAGATAAAGTCACATTCTTGAGCGAGTCTTCAAGTGTGCTTTTCTCGATATTTGTCATGACACAAGCCCTTTCTTAAAATGGTTATTGTGAATCATACTCATCGTCTTCGTACGTCGTATCAATGTACTTACTGAAATCGTGCTTAGCATACGGAACATCTTCTTCAGGAAGATGCGTGTACACAGGTTCCTTTTTAGGGTGCTTTTTTTTCTTAAGTTTCTTATCTTTCTCAATCTCTTCTAACGTGAATTTCATTGTACTCCTTTTGGTTGATTATTCTGTGCATTAGTTTCAGTCGCAACTGTCTGCTCCTGTTGTTTAATCATGTTCTGCATAGCAAGCATCTTCTCAATGTGCTCTATATCTATTGTATCGATTTCTTTGAGCGCTTTAACCAAATTCAATAAAGCAAGGTTCTCATCTTTAACCGCAGCTGATTGTCGCTCAATAGCCATTGCTTTATTTTCTTGAATACGAGAGAGTCTTTCAAGTCCAAGACCTTGATCGGCAACCGCTCGTGAATGAGCCAGCGCAGTACGTGCTTCTTGTTCTTTAATTGCAGCCTCAAGCTGTATCTGTTGCTGCTGCTGCTGCTGCTCTTCTTGCTTCTTAATCTGATCAAGTAACTTCTTCTTATCTTGGAGCGTACATGCATCAAGGAGAGTTTCAGTAGGGATTGCTACACCAGCTTCACGTAATGTTAATAACTGAGCGAAATGCATTTGTTTTTGACTAGTTGTATTTAATCCGTCTTCAATAATACAATCATATTTTCCAAATGACTTATTGTAGAATTGGGGAGTTGGTTGTTCTTCTGTAATACGTTGTATTTTTCCAGGAGTAAAGCTTGCCTGAGCAACCGCAAGCCAAATCTCTGATAAGAGTTTTTGCGAACGATCAAGCCCATCAAAAAGACCTTGAAGACCAGCGATCGAGGCGTTTTGTCTGAGTGCCATCATAAAGCCAGACTTATCATCAGCTTCACCGCCAACTTGAGTTTCAGATACACCAGCAAGCTGATTAATTTCTTCACCAAGTAACTGAGAGAGCTGTAAGGTCGAAGGAGGAATTTGCGGAGACTGTATTTGCATAACATCAGTCATCTGTGCTTCATCTTTAAGCGCTATTCCCTTTCCCTGACCAACTTGATTGAAAACATCTTTGGGATTAACAAGCGCATTCTCTTTATAAATCCATCCAGAGTTTATTTGAGATTCCAAAATATCAAGCTCGATGACCTTACGGCGGTTGTAGAGATACTGGCTATCACGAAGGCCACGAACAATACCTTGGATACGCCATGGAAAATAGGGCATCTGTGGCTGATAGTAACCAAAAACGGGGATGAATGGATAACGATCAATACCGAGTGGATTAGGACCATCGTACATGACCTTGCCTTGGACAACGATGGCGACATTAACCGTTGGGATCTCGGTCTCTATCATGGTAACCGTTGGATATGTTTGCAGATAAAGCTTTAAACGATCTTCGTCGGGTGATTTCCACTCGAGCGTTTCACCGGTCTGGGTATCAGCAAGTAATTTTTGAGTTCGATAGGTGCGATAATAGAACTCGTCATATGCAAGGAGATTCTTTTGTGCGTAACCATACGTTTCTGGCATAAAAGCAAATTTGTCATCTCTGGTATATTGCCCAGGGATTTCAATAAGTTCATCGCGTTTATCAGGTAAAAGAGAGATAATCTCTCGTCGTGTTAAATAAGAGCGTTTCCAGAGGGCGTTACAGTCTGAAAGGTCAGCCTTCCTAAAAAACGGGTCTATTAGAAAATTATTATAAGAACAATTATCTACTTTAATGTCACCTGAAATAGGATCATTACGATAATCGACCCAAACCTGCAAGAGGTTCATGCCGGTAACAAGTGCACCCTCAAAGGATTCAGAGATCGTTTCTAAGACGTTCTCGCGTTGAAAGCCCCACATTAAGATCTTGGTTAATTGGTCTGCTGTTACAGCATCTGAATTCTCAATAGGAACGACGATAGTGCTTTTACGGGTACGCCGTTGTTGACCAGAGATCATGTTTACCACACGGCGAATACGGTTGAAATTGAATTGTCTTCTTCGCGTTGCGGGTAAGTTACCGTACCCCATATCATTCCATAAGGTCTGGTCGCCTGCATGGAAACGGGTATCTATGTCAGCCTCGGACCAGAAAGACTGGTTAATAGAAATAGAGTCAGCGTAGAAGGCCTCCATACGCTGTTTGATATCACGAGACTTCTCATCAAGATATTGTGGCCCTACATCTGGAAATAATGCCATTACTACACCTCAGCTTTATTTTAAGTATAAATGCGGTCACCTTATTTATACCTTCCCTTTGGCTTCAGTTTAGAATAGTGCAGTGCTAGAAACAAGCTAAAAATAGACAGGTTTACTTATTTTTGAGTTTGGCTACTTCGTCTTCAAGAATCTTCAATCTTCGCTCTATGCTCATTTCTATTGGCGTTGATGTAGTCTTACGAGCACGCTTTGGTTTAGAGATTGGTTTGACTTCAACAGGTGATTGTTTTGTAAAAAGCTTTTTAAGTTTACCGAACATG